AATTTGTTACCTACACAGAAACGTTGACATCGCCTGACAAAATGTTGTTAATTGACAGCGCCGAATTTCAGGCAATGGAAATGGCTCGACTTTGCAACATTCCGCCGTACCTTGCAGGCGTGTCAGTTGGTTCATACTCTTACCAGTCAAGCGCCGAAGCACGCATGGACTTGTGGACATTTGGCGTTCGCGCTTACGCAGATTGCATCGCTGGCACACTAAGCCAAAACAACATTTTGCCTAACGGCACATACGTAGAATTTGACGTACAACAATATTTGTCGGGCGAATATGCAATGGGCGACTATGACAACACCGAAACAAACGAAAGAGTAGTATCACCAACATGATCCGATTAACCCCCACACAGATCACGGTTGACGCAGCGGCGGCAGAGGGTTTGCCGTCGCGCTCAATCTCAGGCGTAGCAGTTACATACGACGAAACAGCGACCGTTAATGACGGCACTAAGGTACGATTTTTGCAAGGGTCGTTGCCAGTCACGGGGCGCGACCCGAAACTATTTATGCAGCACGACAGCAATCAGATTGTCGGCAAAGTAGTTGAGCGCGTGGACACGCCACAGGGCATGATGTTTACGGCCAAGATCAGCGCCACTCGACTAGGCGATGAAGCTTTAACGCTGGCTAATGACGGCGTTATTGACGCGGTATCGGTAGGCGTAACCCCAACAAAATTTAAGTACGACGACGACGGCGTGATGATTGTTGAGGCGGCTAACTGGTCAGAATTGTCGCTGGTCAGCGAAGGCGCATTTGCTGGCGCATTAATTACCGAAGTTGCGGCCAGCAAGCCCGACGAGGTTGCCGAGGGTATCCCCGAAACAGAATTAACTAATGCTATACAATCAGATCAAGATACAACAAAGGACACAACACCCATGAGCGAAATCAAAGACACCCCAGTAGCCGAAGCAGCAGCATCAACAGTTGAAAAACTTTGGGCGCAACCTGCACGCGAATTTAAAATGCCATCACCAGCCGAATATTTGTCAGCAATGCACATCGGCGGCGACACATTTGCAAAAGTAAATTCGGCATACAAAAACGCCGTATCAAAACAACAAACAGCGTTGCAAGCAGCAGCAGGCGACATTCTTACAACCGACACACCTGGTTTGTTGCCAGTACCAGTTCTTGGGCCATTGTTTCAAGACTTGAATTTTGTGCGACCAGTTGTTTCGGCACTTGGCGCACGCGCAATGCCAAACACACCAAGCAAAACTTTTATTCGACCAACGATCACCACACACACTTCGGCCGCAACACAAACTGAAGGTTCAGGTGCATCAGCAACAACAATGGTGATTGCATCAAACACAGTTACAAAAACAACTGTTGCTGGTCAGGTCACAATGACTTATCAGGACATGGATTTTACCGATCCAGCAGCCATGAATTTGGTCTTGAATGACTTGGCTGGCGAATACTTGATTGCAACTGACAACATTGCAGCCGACAACATGGTTAGCGGTGGCGCAGTATCGGGCGTGACATGGACAGTTAACCAAACTGACCCGTCATCGTTGATGACAGCGCTCTACGGTGCAGCAGTCAACATCGCAAGCGTGTCAAACTTCTTTCCAACACATTTGTTTGTTTCACCAAACGTATGGGAGTTGTTAGGCCGTCAGCTTGACTCGTCAAAGCGACCATTGTTTCCAGCAATTAACGGCAACAATGTCATTAGCCAAAACTCGATTGGTACAGCAGGCGCAGACTTGTCGTACTCGTCACTTAATCCACTTGGCTTGACTTTGATTGTTGACAACAACTTTGCGTCAAACACAATGATCGTTGCATACGCGCCGGGTTATGAAGTTTACGAACAGCAAAAAGGCATTTTGTCGGTAGAAGTACCGTCAACATTGTCCCGTACGTTCTCGTACTACGGATATTTTGCAACATTCGTAGCTAAGTCAACCTTCCTTCAAAAACTAGCGCTTGCCTAGTAGTCGAGCGGCATAACCGCTATGGCTACATTTAACACAGCGTCAAAACAATTATTAAATAACTACGCTTGCATTTCAACGCTTGAACCGACCGACATACAAGTCGGCGACACAATCGTTGTTGGCAGTCTTGGCGCACCGTTTAACGGCACATTTACTGTGTTGGCATGTCCGCAATACAAATACGAAGGCATTGACCCAATCACAGGCGAATGGACATTTAACGAAACTGATCCAGTAGCAAACCAATTGCTATACGCCTGCACAGGCGCAGCAGTTGAATATGTCGCAATCTATACAGGCACAGTTGCGTTTACGCCTACGTGTACGTGGATTACGGCTGCCAACCTTGTCACCTATCTTGGCGTATCAATCACAAACCCGTCAGATGACTACACGCTTATAACCCAAGCCGTAAGCGCTGGCAACCAGTTTTGCAGCCGTAGACGCGCCGAGGCTGGCTATTACGACGAGCTGGCAACCAGCCCGTCAGGTGACGTCACATTAGGGACATTGATGTATTCAGCAGCGTTGTGGCGTTCGCGTGGATCGCTTGAAAACGTGTTTGCAACATTCGAAGGCATGGGATCAGCGCCACAACAATCATTGACTCCGATCGTAAAACAGTTGTTAGGTATTGACCGACCTGCGGTTGCCTAATGCCAGCACCGTACACAGATCTACTAAACGAAGGCATTGACGACCTATCTGCAACGCTTACAGCAATAACATCGTTGCGCGTAATAACCGATCCGACTCGAATTGTTCCGAATTGTGTTTTCATGCAGGCGCCAAGTTTTACGACAACAGCAGGCAACGGCAACATTGTGCGAATGGATTTTCCAATCAAAATCATTGGTACAGGGCCAGCAGGCTTGCCAGTTTTGCGCGAAATTTTGCAAATCACGGCAACAGTTTTGGCGTCAGCAATCATTGTTACATCAGGACAACCAGGGGTGCTAGAAATCGGTGGACAAGAATTTCCGTGTTACGATTTGACATGCGCTATAGCGGCAAGGACGGCTTAAATAATGGCTAAATACATTGTTACTAGCAATCGACTGGACGGCCTTAAACGCGGCGACGTCATAGATGACAAAGACTTAGACGGCGTAAACATACAATTTTTGTTGGACGCTGGACACCTATCCACACAAGAAACTAAAAAACCTGCTAAAACTAAAGACACAGAACAAAAGGACTAACCAACATGGCGACAACCGTTTACCTCAGCAACCCAGCGCTTACAATTAACGCTGTCAACCTCACCGATCAGGCAACCGAAGCAACTTTGACATATGCCTATGACCAATTAGAAACATCGGCGTTTGGGGACGTAGCACGCAAATTTGGTGCGTCGACTGTGACGTCATTGCAAAACAACGAATTTGAAGTGACACTATTTCAATCATACGAAGCCTCAGAAACTGAAGCGACAATCTATAGTTTGGTTGGCGTTACCTGCACAATAACTGTGTCGCCAACTGCAGCAGGTTTAGTTACACCGACGGCAACAGCGCCAAAATACACTTTGACGGGTTGTTACCTTGCAAGCCACACACCAATTTCGGCATCGCTTGGCGAACTGTCAACAATCACATTGACATTTGCTGGTGGCGCACTAACTAAAGCAGTTTCATGATCTTGCGGCTTTGGCCGCTGAGAACTAATAAAGCAAGCAAAAACAAACAAAGCCGTACCGAGGGGGCGTAATGCAATTAACACTTGAAGTTCAATTTTTAGACGATCGTGAACCAGTAACAGTTGAAACAACATTGTTTTCAATTGTGTTGTGGGAGCGTAAATACAAACGCAAAGCATCTGAATTAGGTAGCGCAATTGGTCAAGAGGATTTAGCATATTTGGCTTACGAGGCATCAAAGTTGTCAGGCATTGTCGTGCCTGCAATGTTTGACGATTATGTCAAATCGTTAAAATCGTGTTTGCCTAAGGCGGCAAATGACCCAAAAGTCGACGCGGTTCCTACCGCTACGGACTAGCACAAATTCTTGTGGCTACTGGATTTTGGCCGCCACAAATACCATTCGAGGCTGACGACATGAACACAACCATTGATTTATTAAATAAAGAGCGTAAGTGATGCCAGTATCTACAACTGTTGAAGTCGTCGGTTTAAAACAAACAATTAATTCATTGCGTAAAATTGATCCACAACTACAAAAAGATTTTAAAGCTGACGCAACAGCAATCGCACAACCAGCAATCAATGCTGGCAAAGCGGTTTATACACGTGTACCAATAAGCAACTTTGCAAAAGATTGGACAGAAAAAAAAGAACCACGCCGACGCATAAAAGGTTTTAGCGTTGACAAAGCACAAAGCGGCGTCAAGATGCGTTTTGATACACGGCGCAACGCGGTCGGCGTAATTCTTATTGAACAAAAAGACCAAGGTGCAGCGATCTTTGAGGTTGCAGGTCGCAGAAATTCAAACCGTTTAGATACAAGTTTGCGCATTGCTGGCTATCCCGTTAGCGCTGGTCGCACTCGACTTATCGGGCCAGCCGTTTACAAAGCACGCCGAGGCATTGAAGGCGAAATGTTTAAAATGATCCAAGGCACTATTACAACCGTGCAGAAAGATCTATAGTTATGGCTTTATCTATTCCGATCATTAGCGAGTTTGACGGCAAAGGTATTGAAAAAGCCGTCAAAGAATTTAAACAGTTAGAAGGCGCTGGCGCTAAAGCAGGTTTTGCACTTAAAAAGGCAATGGTGCCAGCGCTTGCAGTATTGGGCGGTTTAGCTACTGGTTTAGGTTTAGCCACTAAAGCAGCCGTTGAGGATCAGAAAGCACAAGACCTATTAGCGCAACAATTGCGCACTAGCGCAGGTGCAACCGATGACGTCATCAAACAAAATGAGGCATTTATATCTAGTTTGTCTATGGCAAAAGCGGTTGCGGACGACGAGTTGCGTCCAGCTTTATCAAATTTAGTTAGGTCTACTGGATCAGTTGAAGCCGCACAAAACTTAATGTCAACAGCACTTGACATATCGGCAGCCACAGGCAAAGACCTAGAAACCGTCACAATGGCGTTAGGTAAAGCAGCCAACGGTCAAACAGCAGCATTAACAAAACTTGATCCATCGCTCAAAGGCGTAATTGATTCCGAAAGCACATTGACAGATATCACTGACGCTTTGTCTGTGTCGTTTGGTGGCGCGGCAGACGTCGCAGCCCAATCGTACGAAGGTCGAATGAAGTCAATGAAAATTGCAATGGACGAAACTAAAGAAAGCATTGGCGCAGCATTGTTGCCAGTCTTAGAAAAACTGTTACAAATATTGGCACCACTAGCGGCGTGGGCTCAACAGAACACAACAGCGTTTTTAATTATTGCAGGCGTCATTGGCGGTTTTGCAGCTGCAATCGTTGTCGCAAACATTGCAATGAAGGCGTACACAATTGCTACGCAAGCAGTTACAGCCGCAACAGCGTTGTTTAATTTTGTTTTAAACGCCAACCCTATTGCCTTAATAATCATTGGCATAGTTGCGTTCATTGCTGCAATGGTTTTGCTATACAAACGATTTGAAATTGTCCGCGAAGTAGTTGACACAGTATTTAGCGCAATTAAAACAGCCGTAACAACCAGCCTAGATTTTTTGACAAGTTATTTCACAGGCGTACTAAACATTTACAAAGGCATATTTAACGCAATAGCCAAACTATGGAATGGCACAATAGGCAAATTGTCGTTTTCATTTCCGTCATGGGTGCCAGGTTTTGGCGGTAAAGGCATAAGCGTGCCAAACATACCGATGCTTGCCGACGGTGGCATTGTGACGTCACCAACGTTGGCAATGATTGGTGAGCGCGGCCCTGAAGCAGTTGTGCCGTTAAATCGTGCAGGCGGTTTTGGTGGTGGGCTAACAATTAATGTGACGGGCGGTTTGTCGACTAGCGCCGAAATAGGTCAAGCGGTTGTCAACGCAATCCGCGCATACAACAGATCAGCAGGCCCAGCACAAATACAGGTTGCCTAATGGCTGGCACAGCAGTTGTCGGTGCAGGCAACTACACACTAGAAATTGACACAGGATTTTTACAAGACGCATTTATCCTTAATGACGCAACGGCTGGCGTCTTAAACAACACAACTTTTGTGCTAAACGGTACAACAAACTTTGCAGACGTCACCGACGGCATAGACAGCATTATGGTCAAACGTGGCCGACGCGATCAAGGCGACCAATTTAGTGCTGGCACAATGTCGTTTAACATGCTTGACACAACAGGCATATTTAACCCATTTGACGAACAATCACCGTATTACGATACGACAACAGCACAACCAGGTTTAGCACCAATGCGCAAAGTGCAACTAGCGCGTTATTCGGCAACTAATGTCAAAGAATATTTGTTTAAAGGTTACATAGTAAATTTTGACTACAACTTTGCGCTTGGCGGTTTAGATACTGTGACCGTTTATTGTTCAGACGATTTCTATTTGCTGGCACAAACATATTTAGCAGAATTTAACGTCAGCGAAGAATTGTCTAGCACTCGACTAACAGCAATATTGGATCGGCCCGAAGTCGCATTTCCAGCAGGACAACGCAACATCAGCACAGGCACACAAACCTTAGGCGGCGCGTCAGCCTTCACAATTGCTGAAGCCACAAACGTGCTCGAATATTGCAACCAAATAAACACAGCCGAGCAAGGCCGCCTATTTATGGCACGTGACGGCGATCTAACATTTGAGCCGCGTATCGGTGCGACGCTTAGTGGATCTGTAGCAGACTTTCACGACGACGGCACAAACATACCCTACGACGCCGTAGGCATATCATTTGAAGCAGATCAAGTTGTCAACCGTGCAGCGGTCGCCATACTTGGCAACACAACTCAACAGGTCGCAGACGATGCAGCAAGCCAAGCCAAATATTTTATACAAACAGCCAGCATTACAGGTTCATTGCTGCACAACGATACAGCGGCGTTGGCGTTGGCTAATTACCTATTAAAACCCGAGCCCGAGGCGCGTTACACGTCGCTAGGCACA